GGCCGCCGCCTTGGCGGCGGCTGCTTCTTCCTGCGCCTGCGCCACACGCTCGTTGTGGAGCTTCTGGCGGCGGGCACGATCTTCGTCCGTGGTCGTGTTGCTCTTGCGGGTGGGGGTGTCTGCCGTGCTGTCCGTGATACCGGTAACCGCAGCATCGCTGGCCGTGCCGACAAGGTCAGCAATCAGGCCGGAGAGCCACGAAGTGAGCTTGCCCCACATGCCCGCAATGCCGTTGATGATGGCCTGCACAATGTTCTCGCCGATATGGCCGAACTCGTTCATGTTGCCATCCCAGACACCCACCAGCTTGGCAATGCAGGCAAGGGCGGCTTCGGCCAGATTTTCGATGCTGCGGATGATGCCGTCCACCAGTGTGGTCAGGAGAGCGGCACCGCACTTGAGAGCTTCGGGTAGGTGCGAGATTATGGCAGCCGCCCATTTGGCGATCAGTCCAGCCGCCGACGTGATGAGCTGGGGCAGCGCTGCGGTGATGCCGATGATAAGGCTTTCCACAAACTCGAAGCCTTTGTCCATGATGTCGTCGGCATGGTCGCCGAGGTAGTCCGCCAGCTGCGCAATGATGCGGGCCGCGCAGACGATCAGCTCCGGCAGGTTGTCAATGATGCCCTGCACCAGCGTGCCCAGCACTTCGCCCGCAGTGTCCAGCATGGCAGGCATGGCGTCGGTCAGGCTCTGGGTCAGCTGGGTAATGATCTCCACACCGGACTGCATCAGCCCGGGCAGCTGCGTCGCAATGCCCGCTGCCAGATCGGAGATGATCTCGCCTGCAGCCTGCAGCATGGCTTCGGGGCCGCCCTCGTCCAGGGCCGTGGTCAGCTGAGTGATGATGTCGGTGCCCCACTGCGCAGCCTCCGACAAGGCCGGTTCCAGCGAATCAAACAGGCTGATACCGAGGTTTTCTGCGGCCGTCTTCAGGGTGTCCACCTTGTGCTCGAAGGTGTCCGTCATGGTCTCGTAGGCGGTCTCGGTCGCGCCTGCGCTGTCCTGCATCTGGCTGAGCACATCGTTGAAATGATCTGCACCGCCGGATGCCAGCGACAGAGCGCCGGTGCCTGCTTCTACGCTGGACCACAGGCCCGCGAACGCGGTGCTGCTGCCGCCAACGCTCTTGTAAAGGACCTGCAGCACGTCGCCCAGGCTCTTGCCCTCGGCGTTCAGCTGGGCAAAGCTCTTGCCGGTCTGCTTCTGCAGAATTTTGCCGACGGAGGAGCCCGTGTCGCCCAGCTCATTGAGCATGGACTTGGTGTAGGTGGTGGCTTCTGCCGTGGCAATACCGTTGGCGGTCATGACGGCCAGTCCGCTGGAAAGGTTCTCCACGCTGACGTTGTAGGCTGCGGCCAGAGGGATGACCTTGCCCATGCTGGCGGACAGCTCGTCCACGCTGGTTTTGCCCAGATTCTGGGTCGTCAGCAGGACGTCCGACACATGGGTGGCCTGATCGGCGCTCAGGCCGTAAGCGTTCAGGGCGGTGGTCAGGATATCCACGGCGGACGTCGTGGAGGTAAAACCTGCAGCGGCCAGCTGGGCGGCCTGCCCAGCAAAGGCAACGGCGTTTGCCGTATCCTGACCGGCGCTGATGGCCTGATAAGTCGCTTCGGCGATGTCAGAGGCAGCAATGCCCATATTGCTGGATGTGCTGAGGATTTGCTGCTGCAGCTTATCCACCGACACAGCGCTCGTGTCTGCAATGGTGCTGACCTTTGCAAGAGACGTCTCAAAGGCAGAGCCGACGCTGACCGAATCCTTTGCCAGATTCGCCAGCTGACTACCAGCCGTTTCGACCAGGTCGGCAATCAGTTTGCCGGCAGCCACCGTCATGCTGGATATGCCGCTGGTAAAACCGCTGGTGTCAAGCTTGGTATCGCCAAAAACACTGAAATCTGCTGCCACTTATGTCCACCTCTCAATCGGAGCGCGGGCACAAGGGCACAGGCTTACAACTTTATCTCAATTTCCCGGCGGCAGGCCGGATTTTTGCATTTGACCCAGACGCCGCTTGCACTGGCATCCGGGACAGCCCACACGGGCAGCGCCCGGCCGCAGTAAGGGCAGGGCACCGGCGCACGGTCAGCGCCGGAAGCGCGCCAGGAAGGCGGCGTCATGCTCCTCGACGGACACGACACGGGCGGCACCTCCTCTCAGCTCGGCAGGCAGGGCAAAACGCTCCTGCAGGTCGGCGTAGTGGTCACGCATGGAGCCTTCGTATTCGGACAGATCCATGGTACGCCAGCTCATGATCTTCGCCATGAGGGTGTCCTCCGGCAGGGCCGCGAACAGTGCCCGGAAACGGAACCAGTGCACTTTCTCGCGGGTCAGGTCGATGCCGTAGGCCTGCTGGAACGCTGCCACGATGTAGGGCGCGTCGCAACGATAGTCAAAGGCGGGGCTGGCGGCGGGTTCGCTGGGGCCGTCATCCGAACCGCCCGGCGCCTGCTCTCCGGCGCGGTAGAAGTCGATTATGCTGCTGTAGGCGGCGACGGACTGCTCCTGCAGCACCGGTTCGCGGTAAAACTGTGCCATAATCGCGAGAGCAGTTTCCGGGTGGTCCCCGTCAAGTTCACCGTGGGCATAGGCGCTGGACAGTCGTACCATGTGCCGGAAATCCGGGTCGATGCGTCTGCCTTGCCAGACCGTCGGCAGAGTTGCTGTCAGCAGGTCAGCCATTTTCCAGAGCCGACAGTTCGGCAAGCAGCTGCTTGCGGCGGGCGGCCTTGTCCACACGCTCCACCATCTGAGCGGCAGGCGTGAGCTGCGGAGCAAAAACCTCACTGCGGGATGCAGACTGCGCCGGGTAGCTCATGGGCGGCTTGTTTTTGTGCTTGCCGTTCTTCTGTGCCCGGCGCTGCTCACGGTTCATGGGCACCGCTGCGGCCAGATTCATGCTGGCCTGTTCTGCGGAAATGGCCTTCGTAAATTCATCCATCACATGCTTGCAGGCGCCAAAGTCGTTGCCGTCCAGACCCAGACGTTCCGACGCGCCTTCACCCAGTGCTTCATCCAGAAAGTTCATCAGCAGGCGGCACTGGCCGCGCAGAAGGTCTGCCATGCCGGTATGCTGACGCTGCTTTTCGCGATCGGATGCCGCTTCCATGTGCCGCTGCGCCGTCTTCACACGGTCGACGTCGTTCGCATTCAGCGCGGAAAAATCAAATTCCTGTCCACAAATAACCATATTCTGGCTCCTTTCGTTTGGGCCCTGTGCCGGAACCGCCCCGGCAGATGCTTTCAGGGCATAAAAAATCCCCGTTCCGGGTGTGGAGCGGGGACACGGTGGAAAAATCAGCCCTTGACGGCCTTAGCAGGCTCGGCGGACTGGGTGGCGGTGGTATAGTCGAACTCATCCGGCGTGCCCGTTGCCTTCACGTCGCAGGCAAAGGTGGCCTTGGAACCGGCAGCGCCGCCCACGTCGCTGGTGACGATGATGGCAACGCTGCCTTTCTCGCCCTTGCCGGTGCGCAGGCTGAAATAGATGTAGGGCACAATGACATCACTGCCGGTGCCGTACACGATCTTGTGGCTCAGCACAAAATCCTGAAAAGCGTCGCCCACGCAGCGGTCGCCGTTGACGGCGAGGGTGCGCTGGGTGCCGGTCTTGTCGGTCGTGTTGCCGGTGCGGATGTACTGGGTGTCCTCAGTGGTGGCGTTCAGCGAACCGCTGTGCTCCTTCACATGGTCGGCGCAGACGATCCAGTCAGACACCTTGGCCTGCTTGGACTTGTCGGTCTGGAAGGCGAGGATGAAGTCGTTCGCCGTCTCAATGCCGGTATAGGACGCGCTGGGCGTCAGACCGGACTTAGTAATGGCTTCGGATACGGTCATATCGAAACTCCTTTCATTTGGGCATGTAGTAGGTCAGGCGCAGCTGCATCTGCATCCGGCAGCTGCCCTCGCTGCTGGTGACGATGTAGCCGGTGTTGGTCACGGCAATGCCGGTGGGCGTCTTGCCGCCGCCACAGGCAGAGAGGTCGGGCAGGCTGTGCCGGGCTTCCTGCCGCATGACCCACTCGGTGAGTTGCTCAAAAAAGCCGCTGTTCTGCACGGCCAGCACGTCCGTTTCGCTGTACTCCCGGCGGGACAGGAAAAGGTAGTTCTTCGCCATTTCCCAGCCGGAAATATACTCGGTAACGATGGGGTCACCGGGGCTGTCTTCAACAGAAAAGGCGGTTGCATCCTCGTCCAGTCCGGCAATGCGGAAAGCCGCGCCGGTAGCTTCCTGTTCGTCGGCAATCAGCGGGCAGGTCTTGAGCCATGCCCGCAGGGCGGCAATGGTAGGCTTCACGGTCTCGCTCATTTGCTCCCTCCCAGAAACTGCTTTGCGGCGTCATGGGCAAACTTTTCCAGCTCGTCCTTGTGGTCGGCAATGGCCCGCTGGCCCCAGTAGGAACCACGGAAGCAGTCTGCACCGCCGCGCAGTTCGTTGCTCTGCCCCATCGGGTGCAGATAATACTGCGCCCGGGCGTAGGGCGTATTGTACACCAGCTTGCCGTCCTTGTAGTCGGATGCCTGATTGACGCTGTTCTTCAGGGTGCCGGTGTCAAAGGGCACATACGGGTCAATGGTCGCGGCCACTTTCTGAGAAAAGGCGTACTGGACTTTCGCAAACCGCGCGTCCATGTCGGCCTGAAAGCCGGGCCGGAACTGAATCTTAAAATCAAAGACAGGTGCGCTCATGCGGTCAGCTCCCTTCCACATGCCAGTGCGGCAACAAAGGCTCCCGGTTGTCCGAGACAGCCGCCGCCGTGCAGCACAGGTGTGTTTTTTCAAGCCGGGCATACTCGGCTTCGGTCAAAGCAGGCACCGCGCCCTGAATGAGCTTCCAGCCGCGTTTCAGGGTCCAGTGCTTTGCCTTTTCCGCAGCGGGCAGCGCCGCCCACTGGGCGTAGGGCAGGTAGCCCGCCGTGCACACGCTGGCGGGGATGCGGATGTGAGTGGTGCGCTCCGGGTCCTTGGCGGTGCCGCTGCCGGAAGTGGAGCGGCACTCCCGCCAGCTGCAGGCCGGGAACACCCAGCACACCGGCGTGTCGGTCTCGGTGGTAACGTCATGGATGAGGTTCACCACGGTGACGGCAGTCTGCATCAGTCAAGCCCCCTGTACAGCAGATCGTGAGGGTCATTACCCAGCGCGGTGCGGATGATCTCAGCGGCTTCCTGCCGGACGGCGGCGCTCACGCTGGCATTGCTGCCGAAGGTGACGCTGTAGCCGTCGTTGGAGACGCTGGCCGCACCCGGGGCCGTGCTCACCGCAGATGCCACAGCCAGCAGATTGATGATCTGCGCGCAGGCGTCTGCGAGGGCGTCCCGGCAGCTCTCGCACCCGGCGGCGTGAGGCTCGGCCCGGCCGAAGGTGACAGCGTCGATCATGCGACTTGCCCGGCTGCACAGCACCCCGAAGGCCGTCTCCGGCACCGTGCCGCCCGCCGCCGCGTACTGGTCATAGGTGCAGTAGAGCATGGCGGGCCCTCCTTAGGCTTCGATGCGCTTGATGTACAGGGTCTTGGGCTTGGACACCTTGATGCCGTACACCTTACGGCCCTGCACAGCGGACGCGCCGATGAACTTGCCGGAACCGCTCAGGTCCTGCAGGTGCACAGGGGTCTGCCACTCCATGACGCGGTGGCACCAGTTGGGATGGCCGCAGATGAACTCGGTGGTGGTCTTTTTGCTGGTCACGCGGGTGGTGTTCTCAAAGTCCATGTTGTTGGATTCGTACACCGCAAAGCCTGCGATCTGGCCCACCGCACCGGTCTGCACCAGCTGCTGGGACAGGTCACCCTGCTTGATGAACTTGTCATCCTGCATGAGAATCTCCAGATATTCGGGGCTGACGATCATAAAGCGGCCATTCTGGGGCACGCCGTTGCGGCTCAGGGTGCGCTTTGCAGCCAAAGCTTCCTTGTAGGCGGTGGAAGCGGTGCAAGCGGTCTTGGCGGCGCTGATGTTGGCACCGGCTGCGCTCTGCAGCGCCTCGATGGACTTCTTGTCGATGGACAGAGCCATGGAGTAGGCTGCACTGTCCAGACGCTCGGCGGTGATGCCGTCGGGCACAGATGCAGCATCGAAGCCGTCGATGATCTCGTTCACGGCCTCGTCGTTGTCGATGTCCAGATCCAGATAGGTGGTGGTGCCTGCATCGGCATCCACGCCGTTTGCCTTGTCGTATGCCTTGACGGCCACCTCAGTATCACGGACAGGGATTTTCACCTTACCGGCCTTGGGGCTGCCTTCGTAGCGGGTGTTGAAGATCGCATTGTCGCGGGTGACCAGGGTCGCCCGCAGCTTTGCATCGACCAGAGCGGAGTAACGCTCCTGACTTGCATGTGCCATAAAAAGCTCCTTTCGTTGTTACAGGTTCAGTTCGGGGTTCAGGGATTTGAAGGCGGCTTCCACACCATCGGACTCGTTGGCGGGCGGTGCGCCATGTTCTGCGCCGGTGGAAACGACGGCCACACCGGCAGCGCCATCCTCACCGAAGGCCCAGGGGTTTGCCTTAGCGGCATCGTCCAGCGCCTTGGCGATGTCGGTGCTGCGGTCGGTGGAACCCTTCAGGGCGTCCACGTCCAGCAGGGCACGCACAGCCTTGACGCTGCGGCCCTTCTTGCCCATGATGGCGGTGTTCAGGGCATTGTCGAAGGCAAAGCCGTCGGCCTGCGCCTTCATGTCGGCTTTGAGCTTGGTCAGCTCCGCTTCGTATTCCTCGGGCTTTTTCTTGCCCTCGAACGCCTTCAGGCCGTCCTGCGCGGTCTTGAGCTGGGCGTTCGCATTGTCCAGCTGGGTCTGCAGAGCAGCAGCAGCGGACTTCTCCCGGTTGATGTCGCTGCCGTTTTCCTGCATGATCCAGTTCAGCTGTTCGTCGGTGATGCCGGGGATCTGTTTCTTCACGTCTTCACGTTTCATGGTGGAAACTCCTTTCGTGTGTGAGACCACAGTTTTTTACACTGTTCTCTGTCAGTATTCGGTCTTGGGCGGGGTACGCGCCGCCCGCCGCATGGTGCCGCTTGCTGGAATCGAACCAGCGGCCTGCTGCTTACGAGGCAGCTGCTCTGACCAACATGAGCTAAAACGGCATGAAAAAACCACCATGGAGCCTTTTCAGGGCAGCACAGTGGTTAAAATGGGGTATTTCCGTGAATGAAAGCTTACTTTTCGGAATGCGAAGCCTCTTTATTGTCATGCGCCTGCTGCACGGCAGACGCAACCATGAAGTACAGCCGGACACCGTTCAGCAGAACGATCTCCAACAGCGCAAGGATCATCAGAACAATAAGAACAGTAGTGACCATAGTGTACCTCCTGAAAAAATGGGCAAAAGAAAACCACGGTGCGCGTGCATCGTGGTTCAGTTGCTATTAAATGCCGGGCACAATTTCCTTGATGCCCTTCGCAATGGCAGCGGCCTTTTTCATCATGCTGTTTTCCTGAAGGTATTCCAGCCCTTTGAGTGTGATTTTGGGGTGCATGGGCGGCTCGATGTGTTCCGGCTGGCGGATATACTGAACGATGTCCAGCCCTTCAATGTATCCTGCACGCTGAAGCTGGATCAGCAAGGCCTGAAAACGGTTCGGATTCGTGCCGAAGCGTTCGGCATTGAACCCTTCGCTGTCAAAATCCTCAAAATCCATGCTCTGCTGCAAGAGCTTCAGGATGCGGTAGATAATACGAAAATCTTCCATGGTGCACCTCATTTCTTTTTGTTCAAGTCCATATACAGGTACGCTTCCGGGTCCCCGTACACTTCTTGAGAACGCTTTCTGTCTTGTTTGGCTGAAAGACGGGTCATGTGCAGCCAGATGTCACCATCTGTTCGCAGTGCCGGGTTCTTTTGCATCTCATTCCAGATTGCAGAAGGGTCATCAAGCTGAAGCACTTCACTTTTGGTCATCTTTCAATCCCCCGATAAAATGATAAAGCTGCGGGTCTTTCTCTTTCAGGGCAGAGGGCTCCTGATAAAAAGCACGGTATCCTTCACTGAAATATTCCTTCAGCATATCTTCGTTGATCTGCATCGTTCCGGCCTTAAAAATCCCATCCGTAGGAGATTCATATAGCCGTCCCTGATACTCAGAAATGAATTTGCTGTTCTGAAGGAGATAAACCGCTTGTGTATAGGTACTATCATCATACACGATTTTAGAAAGGTCTTCAACATCAATCCCGGATTTTCGGATGCTGATGTATTTGGAGTTGTGCCGCAGGTCAAGGGAAATTTCTAATGCGTGGCCGTATTCGTGAATGACATCGCCATTTTTGTGCTCAGGGTGAAGATAAAGCGTTTTAGTCGGATAATAATATCCGCTTCCATCGGCGTCCTTCTCAGTCATCACAACCTTGCTGATGATACCTTCAGCCTTATCACGCTGCCATTGAGGAAGAACAGACAGTTCCTTTTCGATGCTTTCGCGCTCGGATTGAGAAACATTATCGGAATAGTTAAGCTTTTGCAGGAGTGTTCCAGAGCTGCCCGGTGATTTCTCTCGTGCCGCCCACGCCGCCTTACTGGCTTCGCTCCTGCCAAACTTCGGCACGCTGACGCGGGCGCTGTCCACGCGGCCGCCGGTGGCCTGTGCGAACTCGCTCAGGCTCTGGCGGGCCGCCCGCAGGCGCACAGCGGCGTCGGTGGTGTCCACCCCGGCAGAAGAATCGGCCAGATACCGCTTTTTCCAGCGGCGGACGTGCCGCTCGCGGGCCCGCTGCATCTGGCTGATCTCGTACTGGGTGTACATCTTGCCGTTGTACTCGATGTCCCGGGCGTTCAGCTCCTGCAGGCTTTCTTCGGTCCATGCAGGCGGGTCGCCCAGCTCGGGAAACACTGCAAAAAAGGTGTGGCGGCAGTTCCAGCCGCAAAGGCCTGCGCCTGTGCCGTAGCCGGTGGCAGCTTCAAAATCCGGGTAGTGCCTGCCCTTGTAGTCCACCGCCCCGCCCCGATGGAAGCGCCTGCCCTGCCATTCTGCATGAGAAGGGCGTGCCCCGCCGTGGGCGGTCGTCTCGAAGAACTCCACGCCCATTTCATCGGCACGAGCCACCTGCAGCTTGCCAGCCGTCTGGTTCACACCGGTGAGCACGGCACGCCGGGCGGCCACCTCGATGCTGTCCTTGTGGCCGCTGGGGTAAGTGACCATGGGCATACTGTCTGCAAGGCCGTCCACAGCCTGCTTGACGGCGGTTTTGTAGTCAAAGGCACCGGTGCTCACCTTGAGCCATGCGGCATCCAGCGTGCGCTCAAAGGCCCCTGTCACGGTGGTTGCCGTGGTGGCCGTGAGGTTCTGCCAGGTGCCGCAGGTCTGGCGGGCACCGGCGTCCAGCAGGTTGTTGAGGGCGGCGCTTTCTTCAAAAGGCGTCGGTTCCATGCCGTAGTGGTAGTAGATGGCGTCCTCCCGCTCCATGGCTTCGGTGGCGGCCTGCAAAAGCAGCCTGCGGATGGCCGCTTCGCTCTTGCCGGTGTACTTGGCCAGCAGCTTCACGATGTCGTTGCGCAGGGCTTCGGTCTGCTGGTAGCGCCAGAGCTGCCAGTTGGCCGTGGATGTCACCGTGTCCATCTTGCCGATGCGCCGGGCCACGTCCTGTAAAATCTCGTCCTCGACCTGCTGCCAGAGCTTCACAAAGGCGTCCGGCATCTGGTCGAGGTAACTCGGCGGCAGCATCAGGCACCCCCGAAGGTGAGCTGCTCAGCGGTCTGGCTGTCGGCCTTGGCCTCTGCTGTCCACTGGTGCGCCTCGTCCTCGCTCAAACTGTACCGCGCGGAAAGGTAGCGGCAGCGTGGCACAAGGCCCGCCAGCGCGTCTTCCCGCAGCTGGTTCGTGCGCTCCTGCTCGCTGACAATGTAGCTGTCATCCCAGTTGACCGAAATGCTGGTCTCCGGGTCCACCGGTGCACCCAACAGGTTCTTTGCTGCCCACAGGATAGCCCGCAGAATGCCGATCAGCGCCGTTTCGATGGGAATCTGGTTCTTGTTGGCGTTCTGCACAAGGTCCTGTCGGCTGCCGGTGTACTCGGTGGCGGTAGTTACAGTGTCTTGGTCGAACTTGTACCGGTGGCAGCCCAGCTTGCACTTGAAGCTCATCATGTCCAGCGCGTCCTGCACAGCCCGGTGGTTGTCTTCGGTGCGCAGATCGGGGTTATACTCCCGCCATGCAGCGGGCTGGTCGATGCCGCCCTCCGGCGTGGGAAGTTCGTAGAAGATCTGGCGGTGGACGGCGTCCGGCGGGACGGCGTGTTCTTTGCCGTCCTTGTCTACCCATTTTTTACACATGGAGCGGTCGTAGAAGATTTTCTTGCCGCCCAGGCGAAGGTCCTGCCGGTAGTTGTCGAAGGCGTAATCCACCATCTGGGCCGCGTCCAGCGCTTCGGAAAAGATGCTCATGCCCAGTCCCATGCCGCCGTCAATGTTCTTGGCGACGGCCGGGCTGAACAGGCTGAACCACGCCGGTGCGCCGGTGACCGTGATGTTCTCAACCGTACCCGGCGGCGTCTTGGCTTTCGTGAACTTCGGCGTGCCGGAAATGCCGTCCGTTACCTCAAACCACTCGTTGGTGATGGTGCACTTGTCGTCCTTGCTGGTGTGGGTCTGCAGGTAAACAGCGGGCTTGCCGCTCATCATACACTCAGACACAAAGGCAGCTTCTGTCACAACGCCGCGCTCCACGCTGATGGGCAGGATGCAGCAGGCGGGGTCATAGTCCAGCTGAATACGGCCCTGCGGCGAAGGCAGGGCGTTCCCGGCGGTATCCACCGTCAGGCCCTCCACGCTCAGCACAAAAGCGCCGGTGCCGGACCAGTAGGCCTGCTCCACCAACTTGTTGGCATTCTCCCAGAAATGCAGCTGCCGCAAAAGGCCCCCGGTCTGCTGCTCGTCGCTGCCCAGCAGGTAGGCGGAGGTGGTACCGTCGCCGATCTGGAAGGTGGTCTTGTCGTTGAGCAGCAGGTTTGCCCAGTCCTCGCAGACATGTTTCGGCATCCGCAGAGAAGCCAGACGCCGCGAGATGACACTGCCGTCCGGGGTATCTTCCTTCTGGTCGTGGATGTCGGGCACGTTGCCCTTCCACCACTGCCGCCAGATTTCGATATTGCCGTAGTAATCCGCATCCAACTGCAGATGCTTGGTTTTGTTCAGATATTCGATAAAGGCTGAAACGTTCATCTTGCAGTCAGTCTCCTGTAGTCTCGCTCGATGGTGTATTCAAAGGCATCGAGGGTGTCAATGTCGGTGGTGCCGTCATCCAGACGCTCGTCTATGCCGGGGTGCTTCTGGCTCCACAGGGCACTGGCAAGAGCGTCCCGCAGGGTGGCGGCTTCCGGCAGATACCAAAAGCGCCCGCCGCCCATGAGGATGGACGTCAGGCGGATGCGGTCGATGATGGCGATCTTGGCGGAATTGTTGACCCGGTCGGCCAGCCAGGGCAGTTTGCTGGCCCGCAGCCGGGAGCGGATGTGATTGATCAGAGTCTGCTCGGCGCTGTCGCAGAAAATATAGTGAATCTCGCCGTACCGCGCGAACACGGCGGTGCAGAAATCAATGAGCTGCGCGGCGAGATAGTCGGCATCCTGATTGCGCGGGTCCACCCGCTGGGAAGCAAGGCCCACGACGCCCGCGTAGTACGGCAGAATGCCGGTGGCCACAAAGGCGTGCTGCGAACCGTTGCCGCCGAAGTCCACACCGATGTGGATGCGCCACGGTTTGCAGGGCTTGGCTGAGGGCCAGAGGAAACGGCCATCCCCGGCGGCGATGCTGTCCGCGAAGGGCCGGTAGATGATGCCGTTAGCGGCTGCCCACTGCCCGAGGATGAAGCGGTTATAGTAAACGGTGCCCGCGTACTCCTTCTTCAGGTCGGCCACGAAGTCCGGCGGCAGGGTGGGGTTGTCGTCGATGGTGTAGGCCTGACAGTAGACGTCGGCACCGCTGTCCAGAAACTGCTTGAACCAGTGCTGCGGATTGTCCGGGTTGCAGGTACCGTCAAAATGGCTGTGCGGGCAGGAAAGGCGGCTCTTGAGCATCTGGAACACACCTTCGTCCCATGTGGTGATCTCATCCCCGTAGGCGTACTCGAAGGCCGCGCCCTGAATGCGGGCAATGTGTTTTTTGTTGTCAGCGCCCAGCACATACACCTTGCGGCCGAACAGCTGCACGATGTTGCCGGACGCTGAGGTGCGTACCATGCCCACAAGTTCCGGGCCCCAGAGCGCCCGCATGGGCTCCAGCACGTTGCGTTCCAGCGTGCCGAGGGTGTTGCCCAGCATGACGCACAGGCCTTCGCCCCGGGCTGCACAAATGCGCTTCGGGATGGTGACGGCACAGTCCAGATAGGTCTTGCCGGAACGGGTAGCCCCGGTCTTGATGTTCCAGCGGTGATTGCAGTTGTGTAGGAATTCCTGCTGGAATTCAGTCAATGGCACTGTCTATACCTCCCAGAAGGGCGCGGGCTGCTTCCAGAGCATCTGCGGCGGGGTCTTCCTGCACGGTATCTTCGCCCAGCATCTTCAGCAGCACACCAGCTGCCCGGGCGTCGCCGCGCTTGGCAGCGTCTGCAATGCCCATGACCACGGACATCTGGTTATCCACGTCCTCGGGGTCCACCGCATCCCGCAGCAGGGCGTTCACCCGGCGGCGGTCAGTCTCCGGCAGGCTGAGGTAGTAGTCGGCGGCTTCCTTCATGGAGCGCTTGCGGCGGCGGGCCGCACCGGATGCAATGCCGCCCTTCTGCCCGTTCTTCGCCGCTTCCTCGCCGCTTCGGAACTGCGTGAGCTTCCCGTTTTCGAGATTCTTTTCGTTGGCCACGTCACCACCTCTCCTGCCGTAAAATCAAAAAGCCGCCCGGATGGACGGCTCGGAAATATTCAAGAAACCCGGCTGGTACATTCAGGCTGTTGGTCGGTAAAGGTGATCCTCTGTGTCAGCCGGGCAGCACAAAGCCCGCAGGATTGAAGGGAGTAAACCTTTCCTGCGGGCTCTTGCGATGATACTATTTTACCATGAAATCAGAGACATGTCACTGACGTCGTACTGACGTTTTACTGACATCTGTTACAGTTCCAGAGTGTCCACACCTTTGCGGTGGTGGCGGTAGACCTGCCGCACGCAGATGTTCATTTTCTGTGCAATCTGCTCCCAGTCTAGGAAACGGAGATACTTTAGCCGCAGCACCTCGTAATCCTTTGGGTCGTCTATATCTTCCAGCCGGGCCATAAGTTCGGCGTGGAGGTCATCACACAGCATGATCTGTGCATTCAAAGCCTTCTGAGCACGCTCAATACGTTCTACGGTTCGTGCCAGGCTTTGTCCATCGCTGTTACCGCCTGGCATTCCGGTTAACTGCTGCGTGGTACAGCCGGTATCATGTTCTGCTTCATCTAAATCATCTCGCAGGTGCTTGGCCTTTACCATAGCATCCCCGTACCGACTGAGCCAGCGTCTTTTTTCTTCGTAGGTCATTCCATCGCCTCCACCCGGACGAACACGCCGCAGGGGTCCGACCAGAATTTTTCTACGATCTCGCTGCACACCTGTGCATCGTCCGCCCAGAAGTGCAGGCGGGTCATCTCATCCTTGAGGGCTTTTTCCAGATTGTCAGTGTCCGGCTTGCTGGTGTGCCATGTGCCGTCCGGGTGCCGACCCTCGGTAGGGAAGCACCATTTGACCAGCAGCCGCACCGGACGGCCTGCGGGGATGGGCTTTTCCGGCGCGTGGGGTGCCAGATGGGCGTGGAGCTTGGCACGGGTCTGTTTCAGTTCTGGGCTGTCGTGGAGCACCGCGTGCGGCTGCCCGCCCTTCATGTAGGCGTGCAGCTGCTTTGCGTTGTGGGTGGTGGTGGGCGGCTGCATGGGGAGAAAGAATTGCATATACATGGGGTTCACCTCGTTTTTTCTTTTTTTCTGGTTTTAGCGCCAACGTGATGGGGAGGGTTCCCCGAATGGATGGGGGCTGTGGTCGCCCCATCCTTCGGGAGACCCCATCACAATTGCAGTTGCAGTTTTAGCTATTATATATAGGCTATTTTGCACTGCAAAATCTGCAGTCATAGCGGCTATAACTGCAAAATTGCAGTTTTTCGTGTCGTGCAAAATAGCGGCTATTTCTGCATTTTTACAACAAGCTGTAATTGAAACTATTACAAAATGTTTAACCTGCGCTGCCGGGTTCCTTGCGTCCCACTTTCTCGCCATCGATCCAGAAACGTCCGTCATCTTTCAGCCGCGTCTTGATGGTGCGGGGCTTCAGGTCCATGTATTCAGCCAGCGCATAGACGGTAACTTCGCCATCCATCATGCAGGCTTCAAAGGCGGTGTCCAGTTCGGCCTTTTTGTCCTTGGTCACCTTGCCTTTATCGCCCCAGCGCTTGGCGGCACCGCGGCTGCCCAGCGTCTTGAAGTCGCTGTCTGGCTGCAGATCCTCCAGCAGACCGCTGTCCGGCTTGTGCACCGGGTAGTCAAACCAGAGGTTCACCGGGTCAAAGCGGGCGAACTCGCGGAGCGTGCCCTCGATGCGCCAGGCAGTCATGCCGTCGGCCTGCTTCTGGGCGGCGGCGACTTCGGCGTCAATGGCCCGCAGGTCGGCCAGGCCCAGGCACTCCTTGGCCACGGCCAGCATCCGGCTCTTGCTGAGGGTATCGTCCGGGCCGTAGGCGTCCGCATGGCCGCGCTTGTCCAGCATGGCTTTCATGACCCGGCAGGCGGCTTTGTTACGCAGCTGCTCCCGGATGGGGTCGGTGGGGGTGAGCTCGGTCATGTCCAGCATGGCGTCCGGGTCACGGGCGAACACGCCGGAGCCGCTGGCACGGTCCATGCTGCGCTTGCCGCCCTGGGCACCTTTTGAGTGGTGGTGGCAGTAGATCACGGCACAGTCCAGCGCACGGCAGACAAGGTCGAACTGGTTGCAGAACTTTGCCATCTGGTCGGCAGAGTTCTCGTCGCCGGTGATGACCTTATAAATGGGGTCGAGGATCACGGCGGTGTAGCCTTTTTTCTGGGCCCGGCGGATGAGCTTTGGGGCCAGCTTATCCATGGGCACGGACGCACCGCGCAGGTTCCAGATGTCAATGTTCCGCAGGTTCTGCGGGGACAGGCCGAGGGCAGTGTACACGTCCTTGAAGCGGTGCAGACAGGACGCCCGGTCCAGCTCCAGATTGATGTACAGCACCTTGCCCTGTGCGCAGGAGAACTGGCCCAGCCACGGCTTGCCCTCGGCAATGGCGATGCACAGCTCGATGAGGGCGAAGCTCTTGCCCGCTTTGCTGGGACCCGCCAGCAGCATCTTGTGGCCCTTGCGCAGCACCCCGAAGATGAGCGGGTCGGCCAGCGGCGGCAGGCTCTCCCAATCGGCGGCGAGGTTCTCGGTGTCCGGCAGTTCATCCGTCTCCGCTTCCAGCCAGTCCCGCCACTCATCCCAGCAGGATTTGCCGATGTTCGTTTCCAGCAGCACCTGCCGCTTGTCACCGCGCGGGATGCCGGGCATCCGGCTCAGGCGGGAAGGGTTGCGGTTCTGCTGGTCGATGGTCAGGCCGTTTTTCTGGCAGGCGGCGTAAAGGTAATCCACCCGTTTGCGGTACTCGGCATAGTCCGGGGCATCCACCTTGACGATGGCATGGACGCTTTTGCCGCCGGAGTACACCAGCGCCGCACAGGGCAGTTCCAGCTGCTTGATGATGGCCTTCTGCTTGCCCAGCTCCATGTTGTCGCACTCCACGAGGGCGTAGCGGTAGGCGGTGATGTTGGCATCCTTGCGGCCGGTGCCGTCTACGGGATTGAAGCAGATCCACGCGCCCACTTCGGGGTCCCAGTCGCCCAGCACCTTGCCGAGGTCGCCGCCGCAGGTGTCCAGCTCGGCGATGAGCTGCTTCGCGGTGCGGCTCCAGCTGCCGCGCGTCGGGCGGCGCTTGTCGTCGGCCATGAAGCTTTCGGTGACATAGGCCACATACTCATCTTCCTCGAACAGTGCCTGCAGATAGCGCTTGAGCTGGTCGGCAGGGTCCCACTGCTCGGGCAGGTCCAGCTCGTGGGCTTCCACCCACCGGGGGTCTACCACGCGGCCCTCGGTTTGTGTGCCGGGTCCGGCAGAGAGCTCGTCGCCCCAGTCCAGCGCATGGCCTGCCGGGCCGCTCCAACCGTGGGAATAGGCCAGCTGGAAGATGCTGCTGGCCGTGACAGGGCTGCCACCGCCGCCGTGGAAACTTTCCCATTTCTTAACGCACTCGCCCTTGTGATAGCGGCCCGCGTCGCGGGTGCTCCACTGCTCCCAGGCAGTAACCGGCATGCCGGAATCCTTCAGCCCCATGCCCACCATGAGCCACTCGTCATAGGTCAGGGCGGACGGGGCAATGAAGTCCAGTGCTTCTTTGAGTTCATTTTCATGTTCCATTCGTGTTACCATCCAAAGTTAAAAGGGCTGTCCGGTTCAGTGGGCGGCTCGACGGGCGGGACGTAGGTTTTGGGGTTCACGCCCTTAGGCACGCCGCGCCATCCCTGGGCTGCAATGCGGTCGATCATGTGCTTGGCGGCGTCGAAGCTCCATGTGCCCACGCTCTGGAAACCGTAGCGTTCCAACACGCGGATCTGTTTTGGCGTGGTCAGACCTTCGGCGCGGCGTTTGTTCAGCCGGTCCAGCAGCAGGGATGCTTTGCCTGCCGATTCCACGGCATCCGGCAGAATGCCCATCTTCTCGAGAGCGGCAGACTGCTCGGCGCTGGGCGGGCCTGCTTCCCAGCCAAAGGCCGGCACATACCCGGCGAGGTCCTCAGCCTGGATGCTCATCTCGTACTGCAGCGGGTCCACCAGCTTTGCTTTTTTGCGGCGCTGTTCTTCCAGCTGCTTGGCGAGGGCTTCCTCCCGCTGGGCCACTACGTCCTCGCTGGCCTGCACGGCGGCTCCCTCGATGTCCTCAGGGCAGCCGGTCTGGGCCAGATTTTCGGTCATCTGGCGGGCCACGGTGCGGTCCTCGCAGACAAGGTCTGCTGGGCGGCACAGCTCGTGCTTGTCGGTCATCCAGAGGAAATCCAGCAACAGCAGGTCGGTCTTGCCCGGAGAAAGCCGGGTGCCGCGCCCCACCATCTGGCTGTACAGGCTGCGCACCTTCGTGGGGCGCAGCACCACCACGCAGTCCACGGACGGGCAGTCCCAGCCTTCGGTGAGCAGCATGGAGTTGCAGAGCACATTGTACTTGTCGGCTTCGAAATCGGTCAGCACCTGCTTGCGGTCGTCGCTCTGGCCGTTGACCTCGGCGGCGCGGAAGCCGTGCGCGTTGAGCAGGTCGCGGAACTTCTGACTGGTCTTGATGAGGGGAAGGAACACCACCGTTTTGCGGTCACGGCAGCGCTGGGCCATTTCGGCAGCGATCTGTTCGAGGTACGGGTCCAGCGCGGTGCCCAGCTGGCCCAGCGAGTAATCGCCGCTGGTAAAACCAACGTCGGTGATATCCAGCTTCAGTGGGATGGTCTGGGCCATGATCTTGCACAGATAGCCCTCTTTGATGGCATCGGTCAGCTTGTACTCGAAGGCAAGGCTGTCGAACACCTCGCCCAGATTGCGCATGTCGCCACGGTCCGGCGTGGCGGTGACGCCCAGAACTTTGGCGTGGTCGAAGTAGTCCAGAATGCGGCGGTAGCCGTCGGTGATGGCATGATGGGCCTCGTCAATGATGATGGTGCCGAAATAATCCTGCGGGAAGCGTTCCAGCCGAGCGGTGCGCTGCAGGGTCTGCACGCTGCCCACCACCACCCGGAACCAGCTGTCCAGACAGGTGGATTCGGCTTTTTCCACGGCGCTGACAAGGCCGGTGGAGCGCTGCAGCTTGTCGGCGGCCTGCTCCAACAGCTCGCCCCGGTGCGCCAGAATGAGCACCCGGTCCCCGGCGCGCACCTGATCGGCGGCCACAGACGCAAACACGATGGTCTTGCCGGTGCCGGTGGGCAGCACCAGCAGGGTGCGGGTGCGCCCTGCTTCCCACTCGGCATGGATGCGGTCACGGGCCTGCTGCTGGTAAGGGCGCAGGGTTTGTGTCTCAGCCATTTAGAATGCCCCCTGCTTCCAGCCCTGGGTGGGTGCAGCCTTGGGCTCGGGCGGCGGCAGGAAGCGCTGAACCTCGTTGCTCTGGCCGGTCTCACCGGCGTGCGGGCCGCTCTGCTTGGTGTACTCGCGGACACCCAGCTTGCACATGCCTTTGGCACCCACTACGCTGTCCCAGCGGGGACGGAAGGTCTCGCCGCGCTTGCACTGGCCGATACTCTCGAAGAAAGCGCCCAGCAGGCCCTGCGTCTTGGTGTGCAGGTACAGGCGGTGGGTGACGGTGGTGTCGCCCTTGGCACCGCCATAGATGCGCAGGGTCAGCTTTGCCATTTTGCAGGGCGGCAGCTTGGCGCTGCCCTCGAAGTGGGCGCGCTCCATGCCGGTGACCTCAAAGGGATACTCGCCCTCCGGCAGCAACACAAATTCCTGCTGTTCGTTGGTAAGATCGTCATCCCAGTCCAAAGCGAAGCCTTCGTTGTTCATTTCGTTCATAAGTAAGTCCTCCTGTCAGTTTGTTAAAAAGGAATGTCACGGTTGTCGAGTACCATCTGGTATACCTGCGGCCATGCGCCGATCAGGCAGCCCTCCACGAAATCGGCGGGATAGTCCTTGATGGGCATGTCTTCCGGAAAATAGCCCCGCTTGCCCACGACGCCCTGCAGTTCTTCGCTGCTGACCTTGTTGGCGCTCATGAGAGCGGCCAGCTTTTCGGGCACGCCCAGGCTGAGCAGCACGCTCTTTTCGGAACTTTCCATCGGCGGCGTGGCCTGCGGCTGGGGATGAGAGACAGGCTTCGTTTCCGGCTGCGGGCTGGGCAGGATATCCGCTTCCGGCGCGGGAGCCGGAGCGTGCTGCACGGGCGTCTGCGTGGCTGTCAGTGTGCTGCTGCCGGGCAGGCAGTGGGCAATGGCGGCGTAATCGAAGGAAATCTCATCCGGCAGGTCAAAGCGGTTCTTGGCATCCCAGCAGGCATGGTGGGTGGTGTACAGCACCCGCTTGCCGCCGCTGGCCTTGTTCTTGGCGTTGGGGCTGCTGCTCGCCTTTTCCACCACGGTCTTGTAGTTTGCGAACAGCAGCATGTCGCACCATTCCCGCAGCAGCGGGGCTACCTGCTTAGAGGTCTTCATGGTCCAGCGGTCGTAGTTGCCCACGGCGTCGGGCTGCTCAAACTTGGTGATGGCGGCATGAGCCAGCACCACCACGTTGTGCCCGGCATTCAGCACTTCTTCCAGCGCGTCCAGCAGCTTGCTGAATTCCTCCTTGACGTAGGTGTAACCCTTGCCGTAGCCAAAATCCTCAATGCCGTTGACTTTCGCTTTGGCGCACACGGCCTGAATGCACAGCCGTTCAGCCCAGTCGGCGGTGTCGATGACCAGCGTGCCGCAGGGGATATTTCCCTTGCGCACCTCGGCTACCTCGTCCAGCAGCATGGCCCAGCTGGTGGGCTGGGGCAGGCGCTTGACGTTCAGCCGCTTGGTGCCGCCCTCGGTGTCGATGAACACGGGGTCCGGGAAATGGGAGGCAAAGGTGCTCTTGCCGATGCCCTCCGGGCCGTACAGCACGGTCTTGACCGGGGCGGACTGCACACCGGCAGTAACTGCATACTTGCTCATTTAAAACGCTCCTTTCGTCCAGCTTTTGGGCTGGGGCTTTTCGGTGACGGGCGGCGGGGTGATGTCGGTATCCTTCACCATGCCGTCCTCGATGATGATCTGGCACTCGCTGCCGGTAGAGACCCGGGTGGCAATGGCCTGCAGGTGTTCTGCTTCCAGCCATGCGGAGAACTCCTGCAGGGTGGTTATGTCCATCTGTTCCAGCTTGTCCAGCAGAACGAAGCCGCAGTCCGGGTTCAGGCGGCGCACAATGGCAGCGGCTACCCGCAGCTGGTCGCTGCCGGACATGTCCCGCCAGTGCTTTCCTTTATAAGTAAGGGCACCGTCCTCGACGCTCAGGCCCCGCAGCGGCAGGTCTGCGCCGTTCAGCAGGGCCATACGGTCAGCGCGCTTCTGGGCGATCTGCTCGGTCAGGCGCTTGTACTCGCTGTCATACTGAACAGCTTCGTCTTCAGCGCGGGATTTTTCAAGGTTGGCGCGGACTTTGCGGTTGGTCTCCTCAATGTCGCGGATGGAGGCTTCCAGCTCGGCGGTAGACTCGTCCTGCAGATCGGCGGCTGCGGTCTGGGCGATTTTTACATCGGCCTGCATCGTGTCAAGCCGCTGCCTTTCCGTACTCAGCTGAAATTCAAGGTCAGCAACAACTTTTTTCTGCCGCTCGAGCAGATCTGTGAGCTGAGCCAACTGACTGCGCTTGCGCTGGTTTTCTCCATTGTGAGCGAGAATATCCTGCTGCTGGCGGATGAGGTCGGACGCGCTGACCGGCTTTTCCGGTGCATCCGGGTAGGAGATCAGCTCCTCGGCAAAGTGTTTTTTCTGCTGGGCCAGCTGACCGGTGAAGGTTCGTTTGTCGTACAGGGCCTTGATCTCCATGTCACGGGTGTGCAGTTCAGCACCGATGCCGATGATCCGCAGCAGGATGTCCGCCTTTTCCTTGTCGGATGCTTCCATGAAGCGGGGCAGATCCAGCGCCAGCGGCTCGATGAAGGCGTTGAGCAGCTGCTGGCCGCTGCGGCGTCCGGTGGGGTCGGTGACGGTCAGGGTGCTGTTTTTGCCCTTGCGCTCCACGATCACGCCATTGGAAAGGGTGACCTTGAGATGGGCGGGAGCCACGGCCCCGTCCCGCTGGGCGGCGTCCGGGCGGAAGCGGTCGCCGCCGAGGGCCCACGCCAGCGCATCCAGAACACTGGTCTTGCCCTGATTGTTGTTGCCGCCCACGAGAGTGAGCCCGGTGGGCGACGGCGTGAGCGCAACGGCCTTGATGCGCTTGACGTTTTCGGCTTCCAGAGCCGTGATCTTTACAGACATGCGGATACCTCCCCTTGAGCGGATGCGAGTGTGTGAACCAATTGGTTGATCGCGCTCTCCCGCTGATCGTCCGGCAGTTTGCGGAACTGCAGTTTTGTGGATTGAACGATGCTGGTGATGGAGCGCCCGGCCAGAATGATGCTGTCGTAAGCGTCGCGGGCGTCCTGCTCCTGCTTGACTTTGTAGTCGGCGGTCATACCGGCGGCGATCTCGTAGGCTTTTTCGCCCGCCCGGCGGTCTACTTCTTCTTCGTCCACCACGGCGGTGATGGGCTGTTTTTTCAGAGCATCGTTTTCGGCCTTGAGCTTGTCGGCCCGCAGCTTGGCAGCTTCGGCCACCTGCCGGGAGCCGGAGAGCTGGCTTTCGGCATCCTTCGCGCGGGCTTCGGCCTTGTCTGCACGGTCCTTCTCCTGCGAGGCTTTCAGGCCTAGCCGGTTGCAGTCCTTGGCGGTGCTGATCTGGTCGGCCCGGGCCTTGTCCCGTTCGGCTTCGGCCTTTTCCGCACGGGCCTTCTCCCGCTCGGCCTGATTCATAGCGTTCACCCGGTCGGTGCGCAGCTGCTGGTTCTCCTTGAGCAAGTCCTGATAGGCTTTATTGCTGGAGACCTCGCCGTTCTTGACCTTCTCCACCAGTTCCGGCGGGGCGCTGGGCTTTGCCACGGCATACAGCAATGTAGGCGGCAGGCTTTCAAGAATCTTGCGCTGGCGGGGAGTGCTGCCGTCCATCAGAGCGGAAACCTGCAACAGACGGTAGGCAGTTGGTTTGGTGACTCCTACGGATAGGCACCAGTCCTTAAAGGTGTCCTCGCTGTGCTGGTTATTTCGAGCTTGTCTCATTGTGAGACGAGCTCCATCTTCACCGTTGTCGCATTGTGCGACAACTCCGCACAGCGCATCATGGGCGGCGGCGATGGCATTGCCCATGTGGACAAGGCCGCGTTCGGCCATCTGCTTGCCGTGCCGGTATTCGTCCTCGGCAAAGTGCAGGTCCTCCACGGTCTGGTCGGTCAGGCCGGAATAGTCAAACGCCGGGCACTTGTCCTCCCGGATGAAAGCCAGGGGTTTGTCCTGTGATGCTGTCGATAGCGGAGACGCAGAAGAATCTTCCACCGATGCGCAGAGGGCCGATGCGCAGGTTTGCGGGGACGCAGCGGGGGCTGATGCGCTTGCATCCGCCGCGCTCTCCGAGGTGGTCGGCGTTGCCGCTGTGGCAGTCGGGACAGCATTCTCTGCCGTAGTCACAGCAGCATCCGCATTCTGGGCAGGTGCACATTCAGATTCCTCCTCCACCGGTTCAATGGGCGCGTTCCTGCAGGGCTTTGCGTTTTCTAACGCGTCCAGCATTACGCAGTCGATTTCGTACTCGTCCAGCGGGGCGAACTCCGCGCCGTTGGTCAGGAACTCCTGTGGGGTCAGCTTCTTGTCTGCCACTCTGGCCAGCTCAAATCTATGTGTCATGATGCGGCTTTCTTTCCAAATGCTGCCGTTCCAGTGCCAGAACCGGCCACGGTAATAGGCATAAACCGTCTCGTTGGAAAGCTTGCAGCTGATGGTGTAGTCCGTCATACCCGCACCTCCGTGTCCTTCAGACGATCGAGCATCTCGGCCTGCAGGTCCTTGTTCAACGGCTGCAGGGTGTTGTTCTTCCAGCCATAGCAGAGGATGGGGCCGTAAATGAGCTGGCCGCGCACAACGCGGTTGACGGGCTGGCCTGCCGTGCGGAAGAACAGCACCGCCGGGGTGCGCGGGAAGATGTAGTGCTCCACCGTGCCGCCCAAACGGGACTCCATGGCGGAGAGAGTATCCGGCAGATTTGCCGGTTCCGGGTCGCGGCCCGGTTCAATCAGAATGCCTTTCATTGTAAAATCCTTTCCGATGTGATATCATCAAGGCGATGGGCTGCAAATCTCATCACCCTTTGGGCTTGTCCGTGTTGGCGCACGGGCTGGCCTTTTTGTGTCTATGGGGTGCCGGTGGAATCAGACTGTCCACCTCGCTGCGGAGGATGTACTCCCGCTGGTAGATGTACTTGAGATGTTTCTTGCCATCCTTGAACCAGTGGCAGACGGCAGCTGAAAAGCTCACGGCGTTTTTATAGCCCAGCTTGGCGGCACACATGGCAGACGTTCCCGCCGCCACCAGCTCGCCTGTCTTAGCATCCCAAACGGTGTACCACATGACATGGTGATAATATTCACGCGCGCTCATGCTCCGCGCTCCTCATCCTGCGGATATTCCGCGTTGCGGGCATGGTCACGGGTGATCTTGCCGTACGGGCTCTGCTGTTTCTGCGCATCCTCAAGCGCGAAGCTCAGACGGCCCAGCGCAATGGCTGCCAGGCCGGTGTGGTGCTCGTCCTGAGTGCGTTCGCCCAGCTGGTAGTGGCCGGATGCCCGGCTTCCATCCCAGCGGAACCATTTGTTCCAGAACAGCGGTGCAACGTATGCGCACCCGATGGGGGCCTGCGCCCGCTCACGGGCGGGGATAATTGTGGTGGTCATAATGTCCTCCTTACTTGTAGCTGCGCTTCTGGACGCTGGTGCGGCCGTAGCGCATGAAGTAGATAAAGCCAAGCCGCGGGATGCGGATGGTACTGCCGTACAAGATCACCGGGAAGCCCAGGGCTCCGGCGTCGATCTGCGCCTGGCTGCGGATGGACTGCACGCTGCAGCCCAGGAACTGCGCCACCTGTTCGGCGGTCAGGGTCTGCTGGGGGTAGGTCTCCAGCTCATCCAGCGTGGTGGGGAACGGGGTCTTTTCCATGGTCAAGCCCCCTTTACGCCACAGGCCGGCCGTCCAGCTTTTTCAAGCTGTTGACCAGGTTGATGCTGCGGGCTGCGGTCTCCATCTGCTCGAAGGCATCGTCATCCATGCCCTTGCACAGGTCATGGATGCGGATCAGCCGCGTTGCTTCCTGCACGGTCAGGCCGTAGGCGGCGGGGTTCAGGGTGTTATTCTTATTGCGTGCCATATGTAGCACTCCTTTCTGTGGGTGGCTCCCACGACCGCCCCGATCGGAGCGGTTTCGACCTTCGCCGGAGGTCATCATCGGGTGGGGTGTTTTTATCCACGCCAGCGCAGAGCTGGACGACTATGCTTGTGCGATTTCCTTTCCTGCGGTAAAATAAAAAAGGAAGGAGAGGTTTTAATGGGTGAAAAATACAAATGTCCGTATTGCGGGGTTACTTTTTATGAATCACCAGAGAACACGAAAGAACGAAGAATCAGTTTCTTTCATGACCAAGAGGACTTTGAGGGGATAAGAACATATAGCTGCATAAAAGCTGATATTATCGCAACTTATCACTATTGCCCAGCGTGTCATGAGTATTCTGTTCAGTTGGCAAGCGAGGATGATCTTTTTGTGTTTAACTATCCGCCATACACAGGGATGGCGCTGCCGGACTACATTCCGAAAGCCATAAGGACTGATTATATCGAGGCCTGCGCCGTTTTGGACTCCAGCCCAAAAGCAGCTGCAACGCTTGCCCGCCGCTGTTTACAAGGAATGATTCGCGATTTCTGGGACGTCAAGGCTAAAAACCTTGCTGAAGAAATCAATTTGATCAAAGATAAAATCCCGGCGGATCAGTACGAGGTTCTGAATGGTGTTCGGCGATTGGGGAACATTGGTGCGCACATGGAAAACGATGTGAACTTGATTGTTGACATTGACCCCGGCGAGGCTCAGAAACTCGTTAAACTTTTGGAATTGCTTTTCAAGGATTGGTATATTGCTCGGAACGATCGGAAGGCACTATACCAGGATATTCTTTCTATTGACCAGGACAAACAGGCACAGCGTCATCCGGGTTGAACGGATTGCTTTTTGCCAGAGGCTTGCCGTCCAGGCTCCAATACTGACGAACTTCATACACGGGGTGTGCATCCGTACCATCGCCCGCCAGAGTGACGGTCTCAATGACCTGAATCACTCTGGCGGCTTTTGCTTCCCGTGGGATTTTGAATGGGTTGTTCTTCATCTTCTTCACCTCCTTTCGTTGCCTTGCCCGCCGGGCATCAAGCTTTCTTCTCCGGCAGCAGCAGCCCGCACAGCGTCTCGTTGAGGATCTCGTCAAAGGTGGGCTGGTCGCCTGCGGCCGCTTTCAGATTGTTGATGCTCTGATCGAGTGCATTCTGCCAGTCGCACTCATACTGAGCGGCCCGGCGCTCCCGCTCACAGGCCGACGCATACATGGCGCGGATGTTTGCCAGAGCAATTTTTGCGGACTGACGGGCGTCCACGTAGAGCTTGTGATTCCGGCGGGCTTCGTTCAGCTGCTGCTGGGCGTAGCTCACATTCTGGATGGCTCCCTGCAAGTTTTCGTCGCGTTCTTCCAGCGCTGTGCGGTGCTGCGCGGCCAGCTGCTTTTCCATCTGGTTGAAGGCTTCGATGTACTTGAGCTTCCACTGCACGGCTTCCTTGCCGGTAAAGCCCATGGCCAGCAGGCTGAAGCCGTCGCGGTTCATAAGGTATTCCGGGAATTTCTGGCCGCGATACTCGAACGCAGTTTCGTGGAAGAATTTAGTAGCCGAATTTTCGGCCACTAAAAGTTGACGGATAGCCGCCAGAACGTGCTTGTGCTCTTTGCCGAAGCGCTTGGCAACGTCCCGGCTGGATGCCACCGGTTCGCCGTTCTGGGTGGATAAGATGATGTCGTTCATGTGAGATGTACCTCCTTGTGGGTGGCTCCCTTTCCGTGCTATAATTGAGCGAAGAAGGGGGGTGAAAGAAATGAAAATAAATTACAATCACAAAATTCCTGATGTTGTGACGGATGATATCATTTTGAGCGGAAAGTACGGCGATTTGGATGTTACCGGTGTTTTGAATGGTTCTGTTACAGTAAAGGCTCCCGCATATTTTATTCTTCATGGAATCATGAAGGGTGATTTGCTGGTTGAGGAAGGAGCTCATGCTGCAATTCATGGCGTTCTGAAGGCGGATGCCATCCAGAATCGTGGCTCACTGGATATCTTCGGAACGGTCACCTGCCAGAGTGTTGATCTGGGAAGTGTTGTTCTGCACCCGGGATGTATTGTGAACGGGGTTAAGTACTAACTGATTTACAACCTGAGACTGCCGCTCTTGTACCGCTAATACAAGGGCGGCAATTTCTTTGGGTTTGCCAATGATTTCGATTTTCATGCTTGCCACCTCCTTCGACTTATTGTATTTGCAGAACGTCGAAATGCATTCGCGATGTACTGCGAATACAGTATAACGCCTGAGTGCAGTATTGTCAATGCCCAAAATGCAAAAAAATGAAACAAAAAGTATTGACAATACGTGCGACGGCCGATATAATGATTACAGGAAAGGAGGTGAGGGCTGTGAATACGAATGCGAGGGTAAAGGCCGTGCGGGAAGCCGCTGGTCTATCTCAGGACGAGTTCGCAAGGAAGCTTGGTTTTAAGTCAAGAGGTGCGATTACAAATATTGAAAGAGAATTGACCGTCCCATCTGAAAATTTTTTGGCGCTGGTAAGCTCGGTCTTTAATGTGCGTGAGCAATGGCTGCGTACGGGCGAGGGCGATATGCTTATCAATCCTGATTCCGAAGGAGAAAAGATTTCCGCTTTTATCGCCCAAATCAGCAAAGATGACGATGCATCCTTTAGAAAGCGTTTCGTGGAAATGCTGTCCGGACTTGACCCGGCAGATTGGAGGTTGCTGGAGGGAATGGCTGAAAAGCTGACAAAGACAAAAAAAGAGGAGAACCCGTAAAAGGTTCTCCTTAGGATGTGGTGCGGTTACCCAAGCAAGTTGATCGTGTAGACCCACACCAGCCGGAGTTTGCGGAAATCTGCCTTTTCCAGCAGCCGCATGATATCGTCGATATAGTCCTGTCGTGTCATCATAGTAGGTGCATCTCCTTAACAGTTGTAATCTCTGCGTATATTATACAACTATTTGGAGTTACTCGCAACGACTTTCGACTACTGTTTTCGGTGAGAAAATCCACAGAAAAATGGGGATTTTTGCACAGAAAAAATGAAACGCCCCCGGTGCTACCAACACCGAGAGCGTTTGCAGAATGGCTTGCCCACAAGGGTACAAGACAACCCAACCAATTGTTATTGTACTCCAAAAGGGCAGGCTTGTCAAAGTGTACCCTTCTGGAGGTGAAAAGAATGTTTGAATGCCCGAAATGCCACAAGGAGCTGCCAGACGGTGCAGCATGGTGCTGTTGGTGCGGCGCAAAGCTGGTGGCCACACGGAAGCCCCGTGCCCGGTCGAACGGGGAGGGGAGTGTCTACCAGTACGGCAATGCTGGCAAGTGGCGTGCCGAGATCAACATCTATAAGGATGGCGTGCGTTACCACAAGATCCGCAGCGGCTTCAAAACCAAGCGGGATGCCGTGCAGGCCCTGCCGGAGATGCGGGAGCTGGTGTTGAACGGGCAGGAGTTTGCCCAGGACGCCACCCTGCAGGAGCTGTGGGAGATGATCTGTGCGCAGACCCTGCCCAAGCTGAGCAAGGACAAAGCCAGCCATTACCGCACGGCCTGGGCGGCGCTGGAACCGCTGAAGAATGCCAAGATCCGGAACCTGCGCTATGCGCACCTGCAGCCGATCGTGGACGCCCGAGAGGGCGGGTACTACCCCAAGCGGGATATCAAGGCCCTGCTGGGCAAGATGTACACGCTGGCCCTCAAGTACGAGTATGCCGATAAGGATTACTCCAAGCTGCTGGATCTGCCGCCGATCAGTGCCAGCACGCGCACCGCCCTGACCGAGGACGAGGTTCAACGGATCTGGCAGGACTACGATGCCGGCCACGAGTTCAGCCGGTACTGGCTCATCATGGCCTACACCGGAATGCGTACCGGCGAGATGCTGACCATCCTGAAGGCAAATACCCATCTGGCCGAGCAGTACTGCACCGGCGGCATCAAAACGGACGCCGGCAAGGCCCGGCAGATCATCTTCCCGGATAAGATCATGCCGCTTGTGCGGGAGGCCTACCGCAGCGGCATCAAGAGGCTGTGTGAAGTGGACGAGAAAACCTTCTATGCCGAGTGGCACGACATGGCCCAGCGTGTAGGCCTGCAACCAGACATGACACCATATTGCCTGCGCCACACCACGGCCACGCTGCTGGCTGTGGAGAAGGTCGCCCCGGCAATTATAAAGGAAGTGCTGGGCCACACGGACTATGCGGTCACGCTGGGCTACACCCACATCCCCCTGGAAGAAAAGCTGGACGCCATGAACAAGTTGAAATAATCAGCTGCGCACCAAGTCATTGTACAGCATCTCAAGGAACTGTACAGCACTGGGGCAACCGTCCAACGGATAGCCAGCCAGCTCCTGCACACGGGAAGGGTTGGTGTGCCATGCGGTCTGTGCGGCCCGGCGGATGGTGCTTTGAATCGCCGTCCAGTCACTGCAGTGCTTTTCGGCGACAGGGTCATAGATTTCTTTCTGGACGGCTTCCAGCCGGTCCTCCTGTTCCCAGATGAGCTGAAGGCAGTCGGCAAGGATGGAGTAAGAGCGCATACTGCGAATAATGCCCAGAGGCCGGAGCGTTTGAGCAACACGCAGCGAGAGCGTGGACGAATCAGTGATGGGCAC